CCCGCGCCACCCGGTGAACACGTTCTGGGACATCGGGCACAGCGACACGACGGCGATCTGGTTCCACCAGCAGATCCAAGGGCAGGACCGCTTCATCCACTGCTACGAGGAGGCGGGGCAGGACGTGCCGTACTTCGTGAAGTACCTGCGCGAGCGGGGCTACCTGTACGGGCGACACTTCCTGCCGCACGACTGCAAGAACACGACGCTGGCGGCGAAGAGCAACCCGCTGGGCAAGAATGTGTGGGACCAGATGTGGGGGCTGGGCGTCCGCGACCTCGTGAAGGTGGACCGCACGCCGGACGTCTGGACGAGCATCAACCTGACCCGGACGCGCATGGCGACCGCGGTCTTCGACGAGGCCGGCTGCGGCAAGGGGCTGGACGCGCTGGAGTCCTACCACAAGAAGTGGAACGAATCGAGCCGCTCGTACTCTAACGAGCCGGTGCACGATTGGTCATCGAACTACGCCGACGCGCTCCGACAGTGGGCCGACGGCTGGAAGAATCAGGGCGGGAGCAGCATCACGTTCCCGACGTTCACAGTAGGCACCGAGCCGAGCCTGCCGCGCAATGCGCCGCGGGTTTCGACAGTCGGCAACCGGCGGGTGGGGTACTGATGGTCAATCCGATCGAAACGCAAGAGCCCGAGTTCCTCGACGACGACGTGGCCGAGTTCGGCCAAGGCGAGCTGGTGGACGAGCCCGAGGGCAACGAGGCCCAGCACGAGGCCGCCGAGGCCGCGCAGGCCGCGAGCGAGCAGCAGCTGCAGGAGCTGGGCGGCAGCCTCATGCGGAAGTTCGAGGACAGCGAGCGCAAGCGCCAGTACATCGAGACGCGGTGGCTGGAAGACCTGCGCCAGTACCACGGCCGCTACGACCCGCACGTCGAGAAGGATCTGGCCGACGCCGAGAGCTGCTCGCTGTTCCTGAACATCACGAAGCCCAAGACCCACGCGTTCAACGCCCGGGTCATGGACATGGTGCTGCCGACGGACGAGAAAAACTGGGGGCTGGAGCCCACGCCCGTGCCCGAGATGGTGGGCAAGGTGGCGAAGAGCGCGACCCCCGAGGCGGTGGCGGGCACGACCAACCCGGAAACGGGCGAGCTGGAGCCCACGGTCACCCCCGAGAACAACGTGGTGCTGCAGTCGGACATCCTGCGCGCCGTCAAGGAGGAGGCCGACAGCCGCTGCGAGGACATGGAGTCGGAGATCGACGACCAGCTCTCCGAGGCCAAGGTCAACGGGATCCAACGCAAGGCGATCGAGCAGATGGGCAAGCTGGGCACCGGCATCGTCATGGGCCCGGTCATCACGAACGAGTGGCGCGTCACGTGGAAGCCGCAGCCCCGGGTCGACCCGGAGACTGGGCAGCCCGGCAAGGGGCACGACTACGTGCGCACGCTGGTCAAGAACACCGACATGCGGCCCGGCGTGCAGTGGGTGGACTGCTGGAACTTCTACCCGGACATGAGCGCCGAGAACCCGGAGGACTGGGAGTACGTGTTCGTGCAGTACCTCGTGAACAAGACGACGCTGAAGAAGTACGCGAAGCGCTTCAACTTCATCCCCGAGGCCGTCGAGCGCGCGCTGGAGCAGGCGCCGTTCAACGTGCACATGCTGCGCTGGATGACCGAGCTGCGGCAGCTGAGCGAGACGCAGAACATCATCGACCAACGCTACCGGCTCCTGCGGTACTACGGCGAGCTGTGCGACGAGGATCTGCGCGCCGTGGGCATGGACCCGGACGCGATGGGGATCTCGGACACCGTGATGGGCGTCGTGTGGATGTGCGGCGGAGAGGTGCTGAAGGTCGACATCAACCCGCTCGACAGCGGCGAGATGCCGTTCAACCTCTGCTACTGCGACAAGGACGAGGCGAGCCCGTTCGGCGTCGGGATCCCGCGGCTGATGCGCGGCGAGCAGGAGTCGGTCAACGCGGCGTGGCGCATGAAGCACGACAACGCCGGGCTCAGCGTGTGCCCGCAGACCGTGATGCGCGCCAACGCCGTCACCCCGGCGGACGGCGACTACCACATGAAGCCGAAGAAGCTGTGGTACGCCGCGGACGACGTGACCCGGGTGGCCGACGTGTTCGCGCAGTTCAGCATCGACTCGCACCAAGAGGAGCTGGACAACATCCTCCAGCTCGCGATCCGGTTCGCGGACGACGTGACGCAGCTGCCGCTCCTGATGCAGGGCGACATGGCTCCGCACATCACGCAGACCGCGCAGGGCATGTCGCTCCTGTACAACGCGTCGACCGTGGTGCTGCGCCGGACGGTGAAGTTCTTCGACGACTACATGACGGTTCCGCTCATCAACAAGTTCTACGAGTGGAACATGCAGTTCAACCCGCGCGACGACATCAAGGGTGACTTCCGCGCGCTGGCTCGCGGCAGCTCGACGCTGCTCGACAAGGAACAGCAGGGCAAGGCGCTGAGCGAGGCCATGGCCATCGCCATGCAGCCGACGTGGCAGCCGTACACCGACATGAAGAAGCTGTACCAGCAGGCGCTGAAGGCGAAGCGGATCGGCGACATCATCCTGCCGGACGAGGAGATCAAGGCCAATCTGGAGAAGCAACAGCAGGCGGCCATGGCGGCGGCGCAGCAGGCGCAGGCCGGAGGCAAGGAAGCCCCGGGCCCGGACGTGCAGCTGGAGCAGGCGAAGCTCGCGATGAAGCAGGCCGAGATCGACGCCCGCAACCGCGCGACCGAGAGTAACGAGCGCATCGCCGTAGCGAAGCTGGCGTCGGACGAGAAGATCTCGCTCGAACAGGCGCAGGCCCGGCTCGCGTCGGTGAAGATCGGCAAGGACGTGGACGCGCAGATGTTCAACGCTGAGCTGGCCACGAAGATGAAGCTCGGGACGGGCATCTGATGCAGGGCGTCAACTTCGACACCGACGAGGGCCGGCAGCTGAAGAAGCAGCTGCTCTCGCGGCTCGACGAGCTGAAGAACAGGCTGGAGAGCCCCGAGCTGACCGAGCGGGACACCGCGGTCACCCGGGGCGCTATCGGCGAGATCAAGCGGCTGCTGAGCGTAGCGCCGCCGCACGTCGCACCGCTGCGATACAGCGGGAATCATCAAGGGGGGTTCGCATGAACGCAGAAGTCAAAGACGTCGTAGCGCCGGTCGAGCCGGTAGCTCCCGCAACGCCCGAGCCCGTGGTGGCCGAGCTGACGCCGGAGCAGGAGGAGGCGGCCTACGAGGCAGCGTTCAACGAGCGCGTCGCGAAGCGCGAGGCGGAGCAGGCGGGGGAAGAGCCCCCGATCGAGAAGCCCGAGACAACGACCCCGGAGCCGGCACCCGTGCAAGCGGCTGCCCCGACTGCGGAGCCGAAGGAGCCGGCCACGCCGGCGGTTGACCCGTATGCTGACTTGCTGGCCTCCCTGCCGGCGGACAAGCGTGACGCGCTCGCACAGCGCCTCCGCGACGCCGCTGCGCTCGAAGCCAAGGCGAAGAAGCTGGAGCAGGACAACCGCAGCATGGCTGGTCGCATGTCGGCGTATCAGCGCCGCTATGAAGAGGCCGCAGGCAAGCGGCCCGCCGAGGTGAAGCAGGAAGCCACCGAGGAGCAATCGGCCGAGTGGACGCAGTTTGCACAGGACTACCCCGACATCGCCAAGGCGATCGAGGCCCGCGTACCGAAGGGTACTGCCGGCAACGATCCACAGATGGCTGACGTTGTGGAGTTCGTCGAGCAGGAGAAGCGCAACCGCTTCTTGCACGACGCGTGGGAAGCAGTCGAGTCGGTCCATCCGGGCTGGCGCGACGTCGCACGCGCGAAGGACTTCCAAGCGTGGAAGGCGACATCCCCGGCGTACGAGAAGCTGGCCTCTAGCGACGATGTCGCGGACGCCATCGCGCTTTTCGATCTGTACGGGGCGCACCGCGCTCGGTCCGTCACCCCCGCAGTGGATCCCGCTCAGGCCGCAGCAGCGTCAACGCTCGCCGCCCGGAGAGGAGCCCAAGCCGAGGGCGCCCGGACCCCAACGAACAGGGCGACAGCCCCCAACCAATCGGTGGATCTCAATGACGAGGATCAGCTGTTCGCGTTCTACGCGCAGCAGTCCAACAAGCGTCTGAAAGACCGCTACCAGTAAAGGACAGCCATCATGGCCGGGAACACCTACAGCAACGTCGCGCAACGCACCAACGTCTACGCGGCAACCGTTTTTCTGGAGCACGCCGCTCCCCAAGAAGTCTTCGCCAAGTTCGGCGAGACGAAGCCCATGCCGAAGAACAAGAGCGAGACGATCTCGTTCCGCCGCTCGGTTCCGTTCCCCAAGCTCACGACCGAGCTGGCCGAAGGCGTCACCCCGACGGCGCGCCAGATGCAGTTCGAGGACGTCACCGCCACGATGCAGGAATGGGGCGATGTCGTCGAGACGAGCGACCGCGTGCGCGAGCTGTCGGAAGACCCGGTCCTCGCCGAGGCCAGCAAGAATCTCGGTGAGCAGGCGACCGAGACGGTCGAGGGCGTGATCTGGGGCGTCCTGAAGGCGGGTTCGCAGGTCGGGTACACGGCCGGCACGTCGCGTGGCGACGTCAACGCCGCGATCTCGGCGAACAAGATCCACGCCGCGGTCCGGGTGCTCAACGCGCAGCGCGCGAAGTTCGTGACGGAGATCATGTCTCCGTCGGTGAACTACGACACCCGCGCGATCGAAGCCGGCTACATCTGCTTCGCGCACACCGACTGCGAGCACGACATCCGGGCGCTCGACGGGTTCGTGCCGGTCGCGAAGTACGGCAGCCGCAAGCCGCTGTCGATCTACGAACTGGGCTCGTACCAGAACATCCGGTTCATCCTGACGGTCAACGCGGAGCCGTTCATCGGCGCCGGCAGCTCGACCGAGAACGGGATGAAGCACGTGCTGGCCGACAAGGTCGACGTGTACCCGTACGTGTTCATCGGTCGCGGCGCGTTCGCGCAGGTTCCGCTCAAGGGCGCCAAGGCCGTGGAGATGTTCGTCCACACCGGCGGCGACAAGAGCGACCCGCTGAACCAACGTGACGTCGTCGGCGCGAAGTATTGGTTCACCGCGCTCCGGCTGAACGAGAACTGGATGTACCGCATCGAGGCCGGCGTGACCGACCTGTAAGACCCGTCTGACCCCGGGGGCGTAGGCTCCCGGGGGATCCCCTGACGTGCAACCATAGTCCCTTGGACTCTAAACTGGAGAATCAGATGGCCAGTCTCAAAGACCTTCAATCGCGCGCGCTGCGCGAACTGGTGGGCACCCGCAGCATGGGCACCGCCTCGATCAACCTGCAGGACGGCACCGCCACGTACGACGTCGTCGGCGAGCCCGACGGCCTCGTGCTGTTGTCGATCGCCGGTGCGGCCAAGACGGTTGCCACGGGCGCCGACAAGGCGCTCGCGACGGTCGCGGCCCTGCAGAACCCGATCACCGGGTACGACGCGTACTACGACCAGCCGATCAACACGACCGTGTACTACGTCTGTTGCTGCAACGCGGCGGGCGACTTCAAGGTGATCCAAGGCACGTACGAGGATCAGGTGCTCGGTGGCTCGCTCGCGCGCGGTCCGCGCGGCACGGGTGACATCCCCGACATCGTCGTGCCCGACACCTACGCGCCGATCGCGGTGTTCAAGGTGGTCAACGGTGCGACGGCGGTGTTCGTGCCGGGCACGACCAACTGGAACGCGACGAACGTCGTGGCCTACGCGGCCCCGGTGTGCGTGCTGCCGAAGAGCGCTGCCGACCTGACGTTCACCGAAGGCGGCGCGTAATACCCTGACCCCGCAAGGGGCGGAGTGAGTAAACCGCCGGAGAGCGGTCTATGCAGTACCCCGGGGCGCGATGCCCCGGGCTTCCCACAACAGGAGCGGAGAACACATGGCAGCGACCCAGATCAAGAGCAAGAGCAAGAGCAAGGCGGCGGCCACGAAGGCCCTCGCCGAGGTGGCCAAGGGCATCATGGACGAGATCGAGGCCGATCACGTCGACACGACCGACTACAAGCTGGGCAAGACGAACACCGAGGGCAAGATGCTCATGGCGAAGTTCACGCTGCAGCCGCGAGACAAGGCCCCGAACCCGCTGTGCATCACCGTGAACGAAGAGATCCGGTGGGTGCCGCGCGGCGTCGAGGTGATCGTGCCGTGGTACGTCGTCACGCACATGAAGAACAACATCGAGCGGCGCTTCCGGAAGGAGAAGGACGCGCAGGGCAAGAACATCGTCGTCCCGTACGACGTGCCCTCGGAGCCGTTCAACTACAACCCGATCAACCCGGCGCCCGGCGTCGAGCTGTAACCCATGCGCTCCGGTGGCAACAACCGCCGCGAGTGGATGCGCGCGCCCACGTCAGCTGTCTCGGAACGTGGGCGCGCGGGCGGGGATGCCCGCAACGAATGGATGCGCACGCCTGAGTCTGCGGTGACCGAGCGAGGCCGTGTGGCCGGCGCCGGCCCGAGCGAGCGCATGGTCGACCCGTTCCTGAGAATGCACCCGCCGGCACCGGGGTGCTCCATCTTCACGATCCAAGGCATCGCCGGCATCGGCACGGCTGGCTGCATGGTGGCCGGGCTCGATCTCGGCTATCGCCCGTAGGAGCGACCGCATGACCACCTTCTTCGTCGACCGCGAAACCAACGTATCGGCCTCGTGGCTCAACTCGGTGGACGCGGTCATCACCGATCCGTCCATCACCGCGCTCACCGCGGTCACCCCGGCGGCGGACCAGCTCCCGTACTACACTGGGTCTGCTGCGGCGGCCCTCACCAGCTTGACCTCGTTTGCGCGCTCTCTCCTTGGCAGCGCCGACGCCGCGACGGTGCGGGCGCAGCTGGAGTCGCAACACCTGAACGCCAACCTGACGGCGCTCGCCGGGCTCACGACGTCGGCGAACAAACTCCCGTACTTCACTGGGCTCGCGTCGGCCGCGCTCGCAGACTTCACCGCCATCGGTCGCGGCATCGTCAGCGCCGCCTCGTACGACGCCGTGCTGGCGCTGCTGGGTGGGGCTCCACTGGAGTCGCCTGAGTTCCTGACCGGCATCACGATCAAGGGCAACGCGACCACTGGGCGCTACGCGCTCTACCAGACCGGCAACGCGGTGCGCTGGGCGGCCGGCGCCAACGACGCAAGCGAGTCCGGCTCCAACGCCGGCAGCGACTACGAGCTGCAGGCGTACAGCGACGCCGGATCGTACCTGTACTCGCCGGTGTACGTGGCGCGCAGCACCGGGCGCGTTACGCTGGCCAAGCAGCTGAACCTGTACGAGTCGCTGTATTTCGGCTCGGCCGCCTCCCGCATCTACCTGAAGGGCACGACGGGCGCGATCGGTGACCGCACGCTGATGCAGTGCCACGAGACGAACGCGGTAAGCGTGTTCGGCGTGATCCCCAATGGAACGGCCACGCTGGCGGCGATCCAGTGCTACAACAACTCGGACCTGACCGCGGCGCTCGCGTACGTGGACATCCGGTCTGGGCCCACCGTCCACACAATCACTAGCGCGTCGGCCAACGGAGGAACGACGCTGCCGGTGCGAACCAACGTCGCCGGGAAGTTCACCTACTTCACCACCGACGGCCTGCTGGGGATAGGGACCGACACCCCGCTTGGCAACGTCGGCAGCACGGCATACCCCAATACGTCGTGGTTCGTGTCGCAGGTCTACGGTGGATCGCTCAATGCTGGCTGGTCCGTCGTGGGCGGCGATTACGGGCGCCTGCATCTGCGTGCTGCCAACGCGGCTGCCGGTGTGCGCAACTTCGTCATCGACAACAACAACGGCGCCATCATCTTCCGGCACCTCGACGAGTCGCTTGCGGCGGTCGATAGGCTAGGCATCGAGACTGACGGACGCGTGTACGGCATCGGGCTCCACAACAATGGCACCGTCACCGGCACGGCGAAGCAGTACCTCGCGAGCGGCACCTACACGCCGGCCGGCACGACCGTAGCCAACTGCTCTGCCGTCACCCCGGGGGTGGCGCAGTGGACGCGCATTGGCAACATCGTGACCGTGTCCGGCCGCATGGCGGTCACCATCACCGCCGGGGCGACGCTCACCACCGTTCGCCTCGCGCTCCCCATCGCCTCCGCCTTCTCCAACGGGGCCAACGCGAACGGCGTGGTCAATTCAGCTGAAACCAGCGTGGTCAGCTATTGCGGAACGGTCATTGCCGCGGTGGCGACCGACGACGTGTCGATGTCGTGGCGCTCGTCCGCAACCACCGGATCCGTCAATTTGTCGTACTCCTACCAATACGAGGTGCTGTAATGGCCACATTCCTGCAACTGTGCCAGCGCGTGCGCCAAGAGTGCGGCGTCGCCGGAGATGGCCCTGCCTCGGTGCTGAATCAGGTGGGCGTGCTCAAGAAGATCGTCGACCGCACGCAGCGCGCGTGGGTCGACATCCAAGCGTCGCGCCCCTACTGGAAGTTCGCCCGCAACCAGACGACGTTCGTGCTCACCCCGGGCACGCGCGAGTACAGCATCGTTGACGACCTAGCCGTCACGTCGCTCGATCGCTTCGATCGCGACGCCACCTTCCTGTTCGAGGTAGACGGCAACGACGAGAAGGCGCTCGACTGGATCACGTACAGCGAGCTACGCGCCCGCTACCGCACGTTCCCCGACGGCAGGCCATCCAAGATCTACGAGGGGCGCAACCGCACGATCGGGTTCGAGCGCACGCCCGACAAGGCGTACACGCTCACCCTCGACTACTGGATGACGCCCGAGCTGCTGGGCCAGAACGCCGACGAGCCGTCGCTGCCAGAGCATCTGCAGGACGTGATCGTCTGGAAATCGGTGATGATGTTCGCCGGCAACGAAACGGCGACCGAGCTGTACCAGTACGCCAAGAGCATGTACACGCCGATCTACCTGCAGCTGGTGGCCGATCAGGGCGAGATGCCGCCCACGCTCAAGGCGTACCCGCTCGCTACCGGGTCACACACCATCTCGTCGCGAGGGTTCAGCTGATGGCTTGGATCTCGAAGCAGTTCCGCATGGCCGGCGGCCTCAACGAAGAGGATCCGCAGTTCACGCAGGCCCCGGGCTCGCTGGCCTACGTGCGCAACTTCGAGTGCCTGCCGGGCGGAGGGTACAGGCGCGTGGCGGGGTACGAGAAGTGGGACGCCTTCGACGGCAACACCGCGGCTGCCCAGCAGTACAAGACCTGCACCTACATCAACGGCGCGACCGAGCCGGTGCTGGGCGAGCTTCTCATCTTCCCAGCCGCGCAGGCGTACGTTGTCGGCTGGACGGTGTCGTCGGGTGTGTGGGAGGACGGAACGTCCGCCGGAACGCTGGCGCTGTGGTATCCCGGCCTGCTGCCCGACTCCGTCATTGATGGCGACGTTGGGCTGTCGTTCTCGTCCGGCCGCACCATTTGCGAGTCTACGTCGTCGCTCTCCACGGCCACCATCGAGGATGCCGACTGGAAGCAGTGGATGGCCAACACCTCGGACTCGGCGCGCGCTCTGGTGACCGAGGTGCCCGGCTCCGGAGCCGTTCTTGGCGTCAGCGTGTTCGACCTCTCAGAGAGCATCGAGGAGGGCGTCGTGTACGCGTGGCGCGCTGACGCGGCGGACCCGACGATCCAGAAGCTCTATCAGGCGTACTATGGGTGGACCCAGATCTCACCCATGCCCTACCTGCCGTTCGACGACGGCACAGCGGAGCTGAGCATTGGCGACGCCGTGACGGGCGGGACGAGCGGCGCGACCGGCACGGTGCACGAGATCAACATCGCCGAGGGCAACTTCGCCGGCCCGACCTTCGCCGCCGGCCGGCTGTTCCTGACCTCCATCACCGGCACCTTCCAGAACAACGAAGAGATCCGCGTGGGCGGCGTGAAGAAGGCGCTCGTCAACGGGACGCTGACCACCCCGGTCCCGAGCAGCGGCAACGGGGCGGCGCGCCACCAGACAGTGGTCACCAACTTCTACGGCGCCGACGACCGGAAGTGCCTGTACGGGGTCGACGGCGTCAACGACCCGTACGTGTTCGACGGCACCCACCTCATGTACTTCTCGAACACGATGCCGACGCCGCCGTCGCAGATCGAGGTGCACCGCAACCACCTGTTCCTCGCGTACCCGGGCGGCTCGGTGCAGAACAGCGCGACCGGGTTGCCGCTGGTGTGGAGCGTGCGGCAGGGCGCCTCGGAGATCGGGATCGGCGACGACCCGACCGGGATGAAGTCGAACGGCAACAACACCCTCGCCATCGCGGCCGAGGAGGGCGTGCACATCCTCACCGGCACCAGCGACCTCGACTGGACGCTGCGCGCCATCGCGGACGAGGCTGGCAGCATCGAGGGCACCATGCAGGGAATCGGTGGCAGCACCCTGTTCCTCGACCGCTCGGGCGTGAGCTGGCTGCTGCCAGCGCCGCCCACGTTCCAAGACTACACGACCCAGCAGATCTCGCGGAACGTGCGCAAGACCATCGAGTCCAAGGCGAGTGGGGCCGCGTGCAGCCTCGCCATTCCGGACACCGGGCAGTACCGGCTGTTCTTCGACGACAAGACGGTGCTCGTTGCCTCGTTCTTCAGCAACAAGCTGGTGGGCTGGACGATCGCGCAGTACGCGCATCAGGCAACGTGCGCGGTGCACGGCGTGATCGGGGCGTCCAACGAGCACCGCTCGTTCATGGGCACCGACGACGGATTCGTGATGGTGATGGACTTCGGCAACAGCTTCGCCGGCTCGCCGATCGAGGCCATCATGCAGCTTCCGTTCTGCTACTTCGGTAGCGCCGACC